CCTATGAAAACAGGCCACGTTGAAGTGGAATTAGGGGTTCTGTCATTTAATGACAGCCTTAAGGAAAGCCCCGAAATCCTTTGAATAGGTGCCCTGCGGTGCGGGAAAACCCTTAGTGGGGTATGGTGTCTTGCCAGCAAGAGAGAGGTGTATTTTCTAAACCTGGAGGCAGGGAAGGTCCTAATTGTGGGCGTGATGGCCCCCGGGGCTGAGCCCGGGTCTAGAAGATTAGAGTCAAGGCTCCAGTCTTTGGTCGTACAGAGCAGTTTTAGGAGGCATCATTATGTCCCCCATTGTTCGTAAGTTGGCCGTTTCATGGCCGCTCGACATTACTCGTGAGGGTTTGGCCACCCTCATTGTCGGTGCGGAAGACGCTCTCTACGACTACGCGATCGCTGCGGGAATTGCAATTGATCCTGTAGTGGTTGTCGAGAAACTGCGCTCTGCGTTAGGCAGCTTCGAACGCTTCCCGTTGGAGCGTCCGGACGATCCAGACTTACCCGCGGATTACCCCACGTGTTTTACGTCATCACCGTGATTCGGGACCGGGTGTGCGAGGAGATTTCGGACGACGACCTTCGGTTAGCGTTCAAACGCGCCTTCGCTCAGTGTTATAAGGCGGCTAAGGGCGCTACCGTCCGCGAATTACCTGATCTTGATGGGTTCGTGGGTGCGCGGCAGCTCAAGGGTCTGACCGATCAATGCGCCTCGGGGCTGTTTGGCCGATGCGTCAACGTTGTCCAATCAAGTTTGGGCATTGAAGGCGAAGTCGCGTCAAGCATGCTGGGGAAAGTTGGCTTGGTGAAGAAGGCGAAAGCCGAATTCGCCAAGGCTATCCGGAGCGTGTTAGCTGATGTTCATCAGTGATTGCTTGTTATCGGGCAGCCCGCCGACGAATCTCCTGAGTGAACTTGACGATCTGCTTGACGCACGATGTATAGGGTTGTTACAAGACTTGGTACCAAGTACGGGTGCGCTACCGTGGTTGTCGCCACCAACAGTTTGGTATGAGGGCTCCGGGCCCCTTTCTGACCTGTTTGGCCGTGTTAGACAGGCTTTAGTACCGCTGCGGGATCCCGTTGGTATGTTCTTCGAAAACGGGCAATGGCCCGTTGTAGATGGGCAGCGGGAATGTAAGATGCGCAACCTGCGCTGTAAGGAAAGTCTGCGGCAGAAACTCGAGTCCGTGACGTGGGAGGTTCCTCGGCCACCGGACTTCTCTTGTACGATCGAAGACATTGAGCAG